TAGGGAACTGTCGGTCAGATTCTACCTTATTTAGTGTTTGAAATTTAAATTGTTTTTCCATATTATCCTAGATAGACTTTGTAGCGAGCATTCTCATTCGGTGATAAATACTCGGTAATAGGTGTAACGTCGCTTCCTGATATAATTGCTCTGTCAGTTGATATTAGCTCATTAGCTCCTAACCCTCCAGCAAAATTCCAAACTGTATTAGTTAATTGCCATTGTGTATTTGTAGTATTCCAAATAGGACCAACTACAAAAATATCATTAAATATTTTAAAATCATATTGACCTGAGGCACTTGGAAGTAATGAACCGCTAAATTGAGCTATTATGTAGGGTGTGTCAGCAACATTAGAGATTACACTAGCACTAAAGCTACCTGTAACAGTATTGCTATATGATTGGGTAAATTCCAAAAATACAACACTACCCGTAGTTAATTCATTGGGATAGAATGCTATTGTATTTACTGCTTGTCCTTTACTTAACTGAAACATATGCGGTTATAAATACTAAGATAGGGGTTACGCATAAGCATAACCCCCCCTTAGTTTTTTTGTTTTTAGGAAATTGTAATTCCTGAAAGGCGAGCTAACAGTTGAGTCTCGTTAGAGGCTGAAATGAAGCTTGCTGGATTTGGTTCTCTACTGCTGAAGGTTAGAGTGTAGCCGTTTCTGTCACCAAATAAGGTTCCAGTTCCTCCCGTTGAGGTTAACAACTGTGAGCCATACTCTTCACCTACGTAAACGTATTGTGAGGTATTACCTACGTTATTAGTTTCAACGATCATTTTAATGTTCGGATTTTGAGCTAATACTTTAATTTGGTTACGAGTAGCAGTCTGCATTTTAAAGAATACAGCGTTTACAGTACCTTCATATACTACTGTTCCATTCTCAGGAGCTACAGTTACGGTTTCAGCGTAATCTGATGTCTCACGGAATAGTTCAAATGTATAGAAGCTACCACTACCGGTAATTCCGCTAATCAATCCTTCACTTGCGTCAGTGACGCCAGTAACAGAACCAGATAGAATGTAGATTTGCTTGATACTTCCGACATTGTCGCGGCATCCTAAAGTAAATCCTGATGTAATTGAACAAGACATATTATTTGGTTTTTGTTATGTTAATGAGTGTTTTTAGGGGGTATGTTTCAACCCCCCTCAAACTGATTGATTTAGGCAAGATCATTTGAAACCCAAAACTCCGGGTATGCAATATTTACACCTAGTTTGGTGGAAATGCGGTGCCTCAAAGTATCTGTGTTGATATCGTACCAGAGTTGAAATTCTGAAAAGTCGGATAACAAGTCAGTACCTACAACGATTTGCTTAGCTGGTCCTAGTACTACACGATTTGAACCTTGTAGACCTACTGTTCCAACAACCTTAATGTTTGGTTGGAAAGGATAAGCCATCTCGTACAAACCACCACGGTTAGTGATTGAAGAAGGATCGAAATAGAAGTTGTTAGCACCTCTTAAGGCAGCAACGTAGTTACGGAAACCAGTAACACTCATGAAGAACGTTAAGTCATCACGGTCAGCAACGTCAGCAGAAGAAGTAGCGATCATAGCGTCCATCTGAGCAAGTGCGTTGGTAGAAGTCAAAGCAGCAGCGCCTGACAATGGAATAACACCTGTAGTTGAACTTGAGATGATTACGTTAAGACCTGATACAGCGCAAGTACCACCAAAGGTAGAAGCTGAACCAGATACTTGTCTCCAAAGGAATTGGTCGTTTGCTTTCTGGAATTGGTTAACCAATAGCTCAGAGTAAGCGTTTGCAAGTGCCCAAGTCTCATTGTATGAACCACGGTCCAAAGATGAAATACCTAGGTACTTTTTGTCAAGATCTTTCAAGCAAAGTGCGTCGAAAGAGGTACGAGGGCAAACCTCGATGGTGCGTTGAGTAAAGGTAGCAGAACCAGAAGGTGTAGATACACACGCGCTATTGTTCATTACTAAGCTTACCTCAAACAAATTGATTGGCTCTTGGAATTTAATACCCTCTTGTACTGTAACGTACTCGATAGTGCTACCTCCATAAACCATTTTCAAGACTAACTCACCAGCAACCTGGTTGTTAAAGTCGGCTAATGCAGTTACATTTAAGCTCATGTTTATTTAGATTTTTTGGTTTTGATAATATTTTTCATCATTTCGTAACGATCAGCTTGTACTGGGTTCATTACGTTTACTTCCAAACCAAATTTCTTGGTTGATGGAAGTGTTTTTTCGGCTGCAGGTTCGGCGGACATTTTCTCCATCTTCTCCTTCATTTTTGCCATTTCTTTTTTCATGTCTACGAGTTCCTCGGCTACTGCTTTAGCTACTGCTTCAACGATTGACTTTTCAGTCATTACGCCTTCTTCAGATTCCATTTGCTGGGCCATTGGTTTTTCGTATTCAGCACCTCTCTGTACTATTACAGGGAATTGCTCTACTACATCAGGGGTTTTAACCTCTGCCATCTCAACTTCTTCAAGTACTTTACCACCGTCAAGTGTTTCAGTTTCTTCTTCCATCATATCAGCTTTTGTAAGCTCTACAACTTTGGATCCTTCAGTTTTGATAACAATGCCTCCTTCAAGTTTGTGGAAACCATCTGGTGCGTCCATTTCCTGGCCATCAGTGGTTACTACTTTAACTGGCATACCCAATTCGAGTTGATCACCTTCAAAAACAATTTTGAATGCTTTATTCTCGTCAAAGATCTCGCCAAACTTAACTTCGGTAAGGTTAAAATATTCCTTGACAAGTGCTTTTAATTCAATTGATGTCATAGGGATTTTTTAATTATTAAGGTTAATATTAATTAACTTCATATATCGATACATATACTTAGATACCGTATTGCTCTTGATTAACTTTTTTAGCAGTCAATCTATCAATACAAATCTTTAAGGCACCAGGTCCAACATAAGACGGATTCTGTCCTTTTAGTACGTTCATACAATAGTCAATTTCTTCTTGTGGTATAGCAGGTAATTCCTCTGCCATATTCACTTTTTTTAATTTCATGTAGCAAATGGCTGACGCTTGGTCTCTTTCCATTCCTGATCCTACTTCTGTTGAAATACAACGAGATAAGAACTCGTCTCTACTTTCGCCTGGGTTTCTATCTACGGGCATAATTTTTGTTTATTTAATTAATTCTTCAGTAAAATAACCCTCGATTGAGAATCCACGTATTAGACCAGGAACAACATATCCCTGCCATACATCTAAGTTATCTACTTTATACATTACCATCCAGGTTCCCTCAGTTGGGTTTAACCCGTATTCTCTAGATTTATCTGTTTCAGGATTTACTACAATCCAGCTTTCAATAAGATAAACATCATCAACAAATTTACCTGCTTCGTGCTCAATGTTTACTCTATCAATCACTTTATCTTTCATTGCCTTATAAGCAATTTTCTTGATTGTGTCTTTTGTAAAGTAAACAAAGTAAGTATCTCCGTTCTCGTCTTTACGAGGAATTAGTTTACCTGGAACCATTGCGGGTCCTACTAATATTTGTTGGTCTTCAACAGCGGCAAATCCGTATGTTGCTCCCTCGTTTACTTCAAGTGAACCACTTAATTCATTAGAATAGTTAGGTAGTGTTGAAACATCAACATTCATTTCCTCAAGTTTAAGAGCACTCATCTTTTGTAGCTCTAACTTAATAATATCTTCTACAATTAACTTAGTAAATTTTTGTTTTGGGACACAATTTGGGACTAATCTACCGCGTTTACGTTTTAATCCATAAGCAATATATCCTGCTTGGCAAGCATCTTCTAGTCCTTCGAATTCATCCTTAACAAATTCTTCACCTGCCTGACGTAATGTTTTCTCAGCCCAACCAAGTGCAGCAGGTCCACCCCAAAGTAAGTAAGAGATGTAACCACAAGCATTATAATCCTTTCTATCACGAGCTAATTCATAATTATCTTTTTGTCTTATTAGGAAAGCTCGCATTCTTCGCACGGTATCAAGCGATACAGGTTCACGGTTGGCGAGTTGTTGGGCTCTTACTTTACCTACTTGTGTAGCGCATTTATTACCGGTTTCTTCGTTACGTTTAATGCCTTGCTTGGCAGCATCAACTGCTGCTTGAGGATAGTCAGTATATGTTTCAGCAAATTTTTCTGAGCTAAAAGCAAAAAAACCATCTTCGATAGCTGGGGACTCAACTAATGCCATAGCATCTAGTCCGGATAGGATAGAATCATCCTCAATTTCTAATCTTACAATCTTCATGTGTCTATAAATATAATGTTTATCCTGGTCCTAAACGTCTACGTCTGTTAATTGCAGCTGCTGCTTCTTGTCCGTTTGAAACGTCTTGAGTTACTACGTAAGCGCGTATTGGTCCTTGTCCACTTCCTCCTGTATTTGGATTACCAGCAGAAGGAGCACCTCCAGTTCCTGGTAAGGCACCTGTAAATGGATTAAATCCTCCTGCACTTGGTATTGTAGGTTTAGTTGGATTTGCTCCACTAGAACCACCAGGTACAGTTGCTAATATTTGTTTTGCTGAAGAGATAGCACCTAATACAGCAGCAAGTTGAGAAGCATAAAATATTGGGAATGCAAATGCAGCACCAGGGCCTGTGGCTTGAGCTGATTTTTGAGCGATTGTTAAAGCATTAGCAAATCCAATACCTGTATTAATAGCAATTTCTGCTAAGGCTGCTGTTTTAGCGGCTGCTGTTCCTTCTTTAAATAATCCACCTAATGCACCTATAGCAGCACCTATATTTTGTGCTAATGCTAAACGTGCTTGCAATAAAGCATCTGCAGTTGCTTTTGCTGATGCTACCTCATCTGCGTTAGCTTGATCATTTATTTGTTTACGTTTTTCTTTATATAAATTATCTAATGCTGTTAAATCTTCTCCATTTTTAACTGCTTCGGCATATTCAGCAGCATATTGGGATTGTAAAGCAGCTAAATCAGCATCACGTTTTTCTTTTATAGTGGTAGCTTGTAACTGTTGTAATTCTAAAATTCTATTAAAATTAGCTTGTATTCTAGCAATTTCTTTTTCTTGATTTGTTTTAGCTTGCTCGTCTAATAAATTATTTAATTTAAGATTATAATTTTGTTCAGCCTCTAAACGTAGTTGTGTTTTACGTTCTTCACTTAGTTTTAACGCATCAATTTCTCGAATAGTTCTATCAAAATCTATTTTAAGTTTTTCCTCATCAGTTTTAGCTAATAAATCAACTTCCTCATCATTGAATTTTTCTAACTGGCTTTTATAAAGTTCATTAGCTGTATTAGCGTCAGCTAATCTTTTATCAGATGCTTCTTTAGCTTTCTTAGCACGTTCGTCAGCATCCTTTTGTTCAGCTACTCTATTTTCAGTTCTTGTTTTTTCATTAAATAAGAAAAGGTCTTGAACAGCTTGTTTTTGTTCATCACTACCTTTTTTCTCACTTGCTATTTTATCTTTTAATAGTTGGCGTTCTTTAGCTACAAGTTGTTCTCTAGTAGCACCTGCTGCTTTTAATGCTTCTAATTCAAATTCACCTTGTTTAACTGCTTCTTTACTTTTAGCAATAGCAGCATCTTGGGCTGAATTAGTTAAGCCAATAGCATCAGTTAATCTAGTGAAAGCACCAATAATACCATTAATAACATCACCTACTACACCTAATGAATCCTTAAATTTAACTAATAGGGTAATAATAGTACCAATAGCAACTACTGCAATACCAATAGGGCCAGTAGCTACTTTAATTGCTGTACCTAAAACACGTGAGGCAACTGCTGCTGCTTTACTTCCTGCTGCTAACTTAGTAAATCCTTCTTGTAGGTTTACAACACCATCAAGTGTTCTTTTAGCACCATCAGCAAATGCAATTGCACCTATTGCTAGTCCCTCAAATTGTTCTGCTTGTTCTTTTGATAAAGCACCTGTTAGTGCTAAACCACCTGCTACTGTTTCTAATGTACCACCTACTAGGTTTACTGCTCCGTCTAATACTCTAATAGAACCCTCAAGTTGATTAATTTGGGCTTCTGCTTGAGAAGTATTAGTAGTAATGTTTACGTTAGCGTTTGCGGTTTCGTTTTGAGCCATAATGATAAATACTTTTTATTTGGGTATAGTCTTTTAAACTGAACCTACTGTTACAATCCAAGAAGGAATATCTGGTCCTGTAACTCCTGTTTTAGCTTGCCAAGTTAAAGTGCTGGTGTTAGCAACATAAGCAATCTCATAATAATCTCCTTTTACAGCAGAAACCATCCAGTTCCAAGCTAATACTTTTTCATCGTTGGCATTACCATCAAGAATATATTCAGTATTAGTCCAAGCAACATCACTACCATTCTTTTTAATCCAAATCAATATAGTAACATTAGTACCTGAGGATTTAACTGCTTGGGCACTAAACTGAATATCATATACTCCTGCTTTATCAAATGTAATACGTGAGCCTGAGACAATAGAGATATTATTATATAAATCTATACTTGGTAAAGTTACAGAAGCAGATACGTTAATAGTAGGAGTTATACTTGAGCTATTATAAGCTGACAAATATGATGCTTGTGTAGTTCCATTTTCTCCTAATACTATCCATCCTGAACCACTTGTAGTAAATGTCACACTATTAAAAGGGAAGGACATTGAATATCTTGATAGACCATTGATTAGTTGACCACTAAATCCTTTAAAATCAACTATTGTACCACCATCAAAAGTACCATTACTTACAAACTGATAGACAATATTTTTATAATCGCTATTTACAGCATTAGGTAACTCAATATCCATAGAGGCAGGTGATAAACCTGACCAGTTTAGTAAGTATAGATTTTCGTGTTTGCCTTGTCCAGCATTTGAACCAGTTAAACTAATATTACCTACACCACATTCAAGTTGATAAGATGGTCTAAAGATAGCCTCACCTAAATAAGTGTCTCCTAACCAGTTTGAATTATTTCTAGTATTAAGTAAATCTAAACCATTACCTTCTAAGTTTAATCCTATAACAACGTGACCACTACCATTGATTACTACTTCATTTTCGTGTGGTGAGATTAACGTGGTTACATCGCTGTCTCTTAAACCGGCGTTATAGCCATTGATTATGGCAGAGTAATCGGTATTTACTGCGTAAGAACCCGTACCTCCCATAATAGTTAAGTTGTTATTACTACCAGAAGAGAAGTTAGATACACCACCTAATATTTGTGTATTAACTGATGTTTCACCTACTGTATTAAGTTGCCCTAATACAAAAGCATTTGTTACGTTTGATTCAATAGTATTAAACTGACCCATTATTTGGGCTGTAGAGACAGTATTACCAACAGTATTTTTACTACCTAAAACAGATACCTTAGATGAGTCAACTGCTACATTATTTGTACCTATAATAGATTGTTGTAGGGCTGGGATAGTAGGTGATTCATAGTCCCATACTACTGAACCTGTTGTTCCGCCTGAACCTGAACGATAAACTCGTAAACCATCTAATGGACCTGCTTGTGATACAGTATTATAATCATCAACTATATCTCCAGTATTAAAATCAACATATCGACCTGTTCCATTAGGATTATATCCTTGAAACTGAATATCTCTTGGTACATCACCTGCTGTTGATACAATTCTTCTACGTGGGAAGGTAAGTTTACGTGCTATAGTTTTAATGAGTTCTACCTCAACAGTATCTCTACGAGATAAGTTAGCACCATTGATTTTATTGATGCGGTAATAAGCGCCATCAATAAATACTTTTTGATTTAATCTAATAGAAGGTATCTCATTAGGTGCTAGGTAAACATTACAAACAAGTTTACGAGCATCAACATCATATAATCCGTTAATATAGTTTGCCCAATAAGTAGTGAATGCGTCACCACTACCACTAATAAAATTATTTGGTGATACATTACTCCAATAAGGAGGAATAGCACCAGCACCTTGATTATTATTATTAAAGTGTAAATCAAATGCTATACCATCAGTTGAAATAGGTGTTTCACTTAATGATGATACTTGATACCATTGAGTTTGTTGACTAACATTACCATTTTCATCTCTTAAAAAGTATGAACCTGTACCACTAGGTGACCCTCCTGTAAATCCAACAGCATTACTTTCTACTGTTTTAACCCCAATGCCATATAATAAACGAGGCTTAAATGTTATAGGTCTATATGCTTCACTACTTCCTATTGTTTTAGTACATAAATGAGGAATAATAAACGCAGTAGAGTTAGGAATGTTTGTTGTTGGGGTAGAGGCAAATACTTTACCTATTATTCTTTCACCTTCAGGTAAATCACTATCTGCTGTAAAGACATACTGACCATAAGTTCTACCAAATGTTTGTTTAGTATATTCATTTAAATAATCAGTATCTTCTAAATCACTAAAAATAATAGTACGTGGTTGTTCAATAGCTGGATGTGATATAGAAAAGTTAATATCTCTATCTACCTTGTTAGTCCAATCTATCACAGTACCTTGGTCTGTCCAAGTATCGTATGGTTCAATACTTAATAGATTTTTCCTATTAGGTACTGGTTCAACTACTAAGTTAAACTTCTCAATAATACCTTGTATAAAATCTAATGCCTTAAAATCAGGAGAAAACTGCTGATTCATTTCAACAGTACCATTTAATACTGAAGCAGGACCTGATACGTTTAGCCAAGTATTAAGTTCACCTGGTTGTAAAACTAAATTACGTGTTAAAGGACCACCTGGGTCAGCATAAGTTGCTTGGAAGAATATTTGGTCACCCGCACCTAAACCATAGGTATCTTGAATCAAAAATGTATTAGAACCAGAAAATGGACTAATACGTCTGTATTGACCTATTTGTGGGGTTAATATTGAACCACTTGGTATTCTATAAGCATTTATTTCGACAAAAGAGTTAGGACGTAACGCCCAGTTTGTAATATTATAAGTAAGTTGGGCTGTAACTCTATAAGAACCTGAAATATCAGCAGTATATCTATCAGTTCCTAAGTTAAAGTTATTACTATTATCGTATGATTTAGCATTAAAATCAATAGTATTAGTAGTACCTCCTAAGATAGTTTGTGTTGAACCTGAACGATAGACCCAAGTAGATTGAGATACTGGACTATTATTTGCTGGACCTAACTGATCATTTGCTGTAGTTAATAAGTAAAGGTTATTAAAATAATCACTCTCAAAAAATGATGAAGTATATTGGTAACCAATACTACCTGAGGCATATGAACCAGAAAAAATAATATCAATAACGTCTTTTACCTTAATAGCAGGCTTAAAATCCTGTAATCGTAAAGGTGAGTTAGCATTATCTATTGTATTCTCTAAAGCAGCAGCGTTATTTAATCCAGCAAACGCATAGTTAGGAACTGTTGTATCGTCTTCGGGTTGACCATAGTTAATGTTAGGATAAACTATTGAACCACTAAATAAATTACCTGTCCAAGAACCAGTTACATTAGCAGCATTAAAAGTATGGTCGTAAGCACTCCAATCAAAAATAGGGTCATTTAATGATTTATTTTGTAAACGATATTTGAAATCAATGGTCTCATTGACCACAACTACGTTGTAAATCACATAACCTTCTTGGTCAGTAATAATATTTTTAATGTATAACTTACCAGTAAATGTTTCTTGACCATCACTTAATACCTGACAGTCAACACTATTTTGCAATGCTACAGCTGGTGTAGCACCTAAGTTATATAAGTTACCGAAGAATTGGTTAGCATTATTATCACCCGCAATAGCAAACTCCTGAGATGAGATACCAAACGATACCCCAATTTCAGTGTTTTCAATAGCTGAGATATCTAACCTAAGGTCAATATCCTCAATAGGCTGTAAATCAGCTACTTGTCTTTTTTCGTTTGTTACTCTTAATATAATCATTATAGACGTGCGTTTGGCTGATTAGCAGGCTGGAATTCTACAACGTATTGGAATGTAGTTTGAGTACGTGGATTTGTTTTTTCTACTAGTTCTACTGAACCAATAACTATTGGAAAAAATTCAGTACCTATTTGTTGAAATACATTTGTTGAGAAAAATAATTCCTTTAACCAATCAGCTTCTTCTTGTGTTAACCAATTTGAATTAACAACTACTCTTTGAGTTAATTTATTATAGAATTGCTTTGCACCCCTACGTTCCTTATTGTAAGCAACAGTAGAAGTAGGTGTAGAATAATCAACAAACGTTTGTGTGTATTGTTCACGTTGTATAGCAGTTGTTTTATCTGTTTGAAGAGTAAATGTATAATAATCCCAAACACCAAATTCGTTTTTCCAAGCGAATCTAACACCATCATATCCGCATTGTGGACCTTGAACAATGTATCTGTAAGCACCCCATGAACCTGAGTAGTTAACACTATTAATACCTGCTGTTAATTGTGGATGAAAAGTAACATCGTAATAAGCAGTACCTGCAGGTGGAACTCCTGTGTTATCATTATCTTCAATATTTTGATAACCAACACCAGCTGTAACTAGTTGTGTAGCTTCACTTTGAGATGTTGAAGCAGTAGACCAACCAACATTACCTGTTCTAGGACCACCTCCATTTTGAGTTACGTTTTTATCATCAAAATCACCTAGTAAACTTCCTGTAGCATCATAAAATTTAAAATCTACAGTGTATATGTCTTGAGCTAACGTGGTACTTCCGTCAAAATTCCCGTTTATAAACGATAACGTTGCGTATTCACCAACTTGTATGCTTTGAGTAGTAGGCGCGTTAGTCAACGCACTTTGTGAAGTAAAAGTAACTGCAGTATTTACTGTTTGAGGATTGAAATATGAGCTTGAAGGCCAATTCCAATTTACCTTATCGTATGGGTCTACTAAACCATTTAAAAAATAATAATAATTACTACCAGAGACAGCAGGAACACCTACAACATTATTACCATTGTATTGAATAGCAGCACCTGAAATAGACGAAGCATATTCTTCACCAAATTTAACTTTAAATCGTTTTGCTGAACCTGTGTTTACAGTCCATTCAGGAGTTTTCCAATTATTATCAGTATCTAAATAATTAGAAACAATCTGCCCCATATCAAATACTCCATAACTACTTGGGTTAGGTTGTTGTTTAATAAGTTGGAGAGAAAAACCACTACCTATTGAGGCACTATATTCTAAAGAAGCAATATATTGGTATTGTGGTGCTGATGATGAGTTAGAGGATACGGTGAACACAAGATTGTTGTTCGCCATATTAGGTGATGTAGGTTGTTGAGAAATAGTTATAGCCATTTTATTTCAGTGCTGCTGATTTATTGATTGATTGTTGTAGACTAAATGTTATATCTAATGCTGCTGAGGTTGCTATACCTTGTAGATTTTTTTCTATTGTGTAATTTAATGCTGGTAGGATAAATGGATAAGCCTTTCTAAAACGCTGTCCTCCTTTTTTAATATTTTTAGCAACAGCCCAAGCAAATTGTTCTACTGTAAATCCCTTAGGTGGTTTAATACGTTTTAATTTAATCCATTGTTCTATTGCTCGAACTGGGGGTTGTCCCCCACTTTTACGTTCTGCTCCATCATCTACCCATTCACCATATTTTAACATGGTAACTGGTATTACTATTCTGTCTGGACTTATTTGAGCGGGTTGTACTTTAATAGAGTTTTTTAATCTACCTGTTACATCATTACCATTCTTTTCAAGAGTAGCTTGCGCATACTTTTGATAGTCAAGAGCTACTTTTTCTAACTCCTCGGTTAATGCTATAAATTTAACAGGTTGAACAGCCATTTTATCCGTTTTGTGCGAGTGAAGGGAACGCACAGTAATCTAATACTGCCGTATCTGTGAAATTAAGTACAGCAACCCAACCATAAGCCCTATCATTGAATGCTTCATCGACTGGAGTAATGTTTTGTAGTGTAATAAATTCTGTTCTCTGAACATCACCTAAGTTAAACCAAGAAATAATATCGTAAATGTATTGTTCTGTATTTGATTTGATTTGTAGTGGTGAGGCATTCTTTAGATTAGGAACATCTAACGAATACAATTCAAATGTGAGGGTACGTGTACCTGAAACACCATTAGCATTTAAATTAATACCTGGTGAGGTTAATGGACGTAGGAATATATACGGATATTTTACATTTTGTGAACTAGCATCTAAATAGTCAAGAGCACCTTCAGCAAATGATTTAATTGCTAAATGTTCAGCACACGATGATGAAAATTCATTTACTATATCAAAATACGTTTTCATAGTCCAGGCTCGTCAGGAAATAATAGTTCAGTCTCTACCTTAGGTATTTTTTTAGTTGGTTTTTCCTCAAGCATTTTTTCTAATTCTGCTTTGGAAATCATGTGAATAGCTGCAATTTGGTTTAAATTGTATCCTTCAGCTAACATTAATTTTAATTTATCTTGTGTCATCGTATTTTATATGAGGTTTGTTGTGCTGCCTTTTGAGCTTTAATCATTTCTTTATTATAATCACTGTCTATAGCTAGATAATTTAAGGCAAACACAAAGTTTAAATCTGTAATGCTTTTATCCCCTGTGATGTTAAGGATGGAAGTCTTTGATAAGTGATAAATTGTCGCAAACCATCCCCAATGTTCACTGTAAGAAGCTCCTTCACTTTGTTCATCATCTCCTTCTTCTGTTTTCTGTTGTGGGGTAAAGAGACTTGCGTACTTAGAAAGGAGCTGCTTGCGAGTACTAAAAAAAAAGACATCGCACCCATTGCAAATGATACTGGGATGTTCTTCATAATTTCAGCACGTTCAGCTCTAATATTGGAATCGTATTTTTCTGTCTGGTAGTACTTAAATAGGTTTTCTACTTCACCAAATCCAATTTTAAATGTTTTAACTACATTCCACTTAATACTATTGAATGAATGGTGTGTGATTGGACGATACAAAATAGCCATGATTTCTTCCATGTTTGCTTCGGTATCTTTAGCAAGTGTTTCAAGATCAACATGCTCACCAATATTTAACTTACTAACTGGATTAAACCCGTATAGAACACCATCTATCTCTATAATTGGATAGAATTTAGCATCTACATCTTTAAATGATTCTAGTATTGATATGTAAGTATCTTGAATATCTTGTGGTTTGCTTTGCCTAATTTCCTCGGCATCAACACCACTTAAATAAGATATAAAATCTACCATCTTAGTATTATTAGTTCCCTTATCCAGGGACTTAAAATACTTCCAGTTTTTAATACTTAAATATTCAGGTATGTTTAATTTTAATTCCATATGTGTATAAATACGTGTGTATCCAATTTTAGTCTCTTAAATAGAAAAAACCCCCTACGTAAATGTCAATAAACCATAGGGGGAAAAACACGTCAAGGGGAGAGCGTGGTATGACGATATGTTTTTTTTATATAACTAAATCAATCGATTATTAGCCATAATATACGAACGAGATTACCTATTGGCAAGTTTACTTTCTATTTTCTGTGCTATTTTATAATCTCCTGAAATACCATATTCGGTGAATGCCATTGCAATCCCTAGTACTTCAGTAAGGGAACATTTCATACCCTGACCATTGACATAATCAACTGCTGCCTTCAATGATGATTGACGAACAATAGATTCGTGTGTAGTGTTATTCTGGTAACTCATTATTTTTTAGGTTTTAAAGTGAACCATATAATGGTAATTAAACTAACTAATACTAATATTTTCATTATTTCTCTTCCTCAATAATTACGTTAAACGAACCCATAATAGTGAAGCTATTGTTACTATCCATATAATTGATTTCTACACCTTCAGAACCGAAGCGTGTTTGTGGGCGTGATGATGAGATGAATGTACGCATTACATCTCCTTTTGTTGATACTAATTGTGTTTTAAACATAACTTTTATTTTTTATTTTGATTTAATTTACGCTTAGCTAAATCATTAGCAAGACGATTTTTAAGTTGGTTAACATCTACACCTTCGAAACCATCGAAGTCCATTACATTATCTAACCAATTGCGGTATACTTGTGATACTTCTTTTTTAATTTGTGACATTTTTCCTTTGTTGTTTTAATTATTAATTATACGTGAATATACGAACGAATTTTTGCTTAACCAAAAAAATCAAACTCATCATTAATATTTTTACCTGACTTTAGGTTATTAATAATAATCTCTAACTTTTCAATATCATCCCAATAAGCAACTCCACCTTGAAACTCAATATTGTTAAGTGTTATTTCTAAACGTTCAGCAATAGTTTGGGGTTTGTAGTTTTTAAAAAAGTTATCTACCCATTCTTTACCACCAATCTCTACTTCTTTTCCTTCGATTTCAATTGTTTTTTTCATGACCTTTATTTCCTTTGTTGTTTTTGTTTTTAATTATACGTGAATATACGAACGTATATTCGTATATCCAAACCTAACCCAAAAATCTATTAAAATCTGATTTGAATATTGGCATTCCATTTTCAACTGAGATGGGTTCCTCAGGTTTAGTAAAACATCTATCGTACACTTGTTTAATTAAATGTTCTGCCTCACCTGATTCCATCATTAACTGAGTTACTTGTTGAGCGAAATCAGTGTTTGAGTCACATCCCATTCTAACCCATTTCTCCTGATAGTTGGGTAAAATAAAGATATGGAATGTTTCCTTAGTGCCAATAATTTTAGATACTATAGCATTTTCATCTACTGGATTACCATTATAGTGAGATACAATCTCTATATCATACAGATCCAATTTATTATTTTTCTCAGGTACGAGATATTTGTTATATTTTTTCATATTTTTAAATATTATGAGGTAAAGGTATCAACAATTTCTTGGGTAGGCACGTTTAACTTATTTAGTGCTTCACGTAATCCCATACGTTGACCTAGTTTATTAGTTTTAGCATAACCTTTTTCCATTCTATATTTACCGTTTTTTTCAATAACGTGGGGTAATAATGATTTATCAGTTACCCATCCATAAGTCATATTAACTGAACCCATAGATAAACCATAAGCACAACCATTATCTATATTATATGTTCGGGCTAATGAATAACCATTACCATAATATTCTCCGTATATTGGGTGATAAAATGTTTTTATAGTTTCAGGTGGTCTACTTCGTTTATTAGGTTCACTTAGAAACTTAATACATTCATCTAACGTAGCTCCATTTTGATACATTATAATAGCATCGTGATACTTCCAACCAGTTGTAGGTAAACTTTTTTGTGGTGTAACATAAATGGTATGGGGAAATATTTTACTTAAATGTGTGTAATAATCCTTAGATAAATGACAATGTAACTCAATACTATCTTTGTCTGGGAACTGAGATTTAACTAACTCTAACCAATCATTTTTCATTTCAGGGGTTAGAATATTATTATTATCTTTTAGTTGTTGAGTTTTATGGGTTTTACGAATATACCAACTATCATAAGGTTCAATTACCTTATCAGGGGACATAAAACCATATTTTGAGGTATTAACATACCACTCATCATAAGCTAAATCCATAAACATAGCACGTGCTTTGAATGATACAGATAAATCATACATTTCTCTAACACTACAAGCGTAATCTTGTTTTGATTTACTACATAATATAACTCCTATCCGTCTTGTAATTGGGGTATTTGAAGGTAGAGGGGTTATAGGTTTAGATTTCTTTTTAGTAAGAGTATAATGTTTATTCCATTGTTCTCTTACTTTCTCTCTATTATTATCTCTGTATAGTGTTGTAACTTTACGTTTACAGGGTTTACAAACACTATTTAAACCATCTTTGGTTGCTTTATGGGTACTAAACTCATTAACTGCCTTTAGTTCCTTACATTTACTACATTGTTTTTCTTCCATCGTATAATAAATATACGAATAAAAGTTACAAGAGCCAAATTTAAGTTAAAATCCCCTACCTCCCCAGCTTACTTTATTTTGTTCTTGTTTAGGGCCACCAATGTAGATACCAGATTTTTTAACTACAGATTTGGTACGTGATTCATTTGCTAACATAAGTGACATAACACAATCATCAAAATACCCGTTTGGAGCATTGAATGAAATAGTGCCGGTAGCATTAATTTTGTAGGAATACGCGTTTAATTCGTTGAATAAATGCGGGAAGAAATCCTTATGTGGGAGCTCCAATACACCCTCTTGTATGTCGTAAATCAACGTCCTTATACCTTGTGCCTTATTTGAATTATTGGTATTAAATTCTCTTAAGGCACGTACCTCACCATTAATTAATTCAAAAACAGGGAGTCCAGGTCCGTTAACCTCTGCATAGCCAGATGTGATTCTGTATTTTTTGAGAGACGTGATAAAGCGCTTCGCGATCTCTGCGTAAGAAGTTCCATTGATTCTCTCAACGAAACATACTCTACCAGATTCAGATACAATGGAGAGTACACTGTAATCGTTTGTGATGCCGAAATCAATGCCAGCAAAATATCTTTCTCCGTTTCTGGGCTCAGTCCATCCATTTAGTATACATACATTATCAACATTGGTAAATACATCACTTCCCGCATCAGTGAATTCACTAAGGTATTCTTGCCTAAAAATACTATCGGGTAATGTTTTACTTTGTTCATTTATAAAATTTTGGTCTATAAACGGGTTATCAACGCTCCTACCCTTGAATGATATGACCTCGTGATTTGGGTTTGACCCGCGTAAATACCACGTGAAAAACCAGTTTTTTGCCTTAGGAGTTGATATGATTAGGCATTTCTTTCCAATAGCAGACAATGTTGGGAATACTGCCTCATTTATTGCTTCCTCCTTTACATATGCTGCCTCGTCCACAACCATGAAATTAAAGGAAAAACCCCTAATGGTATTATAGTTATCGGTTGAAAGAAACTGTAGAGTAGAACCATTAACGAACTCAATA